CTCTCCTTCCTCCTGGCATGATCGATCTGTGCGCCTTGACTAGTTCTTCCAGTCATTTCCTGTTGCTGGGTGATCCTACCCAAAACAGCTTTCATGATCCTAGCCCTGACTCCACTCTTAATGGTCTTGAGGCTGAGTTCGCTCGTTTCTGCCGCTTGAACGGTGGCAAGTACTTAGCTTACTCTCACAGGATTCCGCAGGTTGTCGCTCTCGCTCTTGGCATTCCTAGTTCCAACCCTGTCGCTGGCTTTATCAAGGTCACGTCCACGTTGACCCCGCAATTGCCTCTGATTGTTTCTCGCGATGATGCTGCCAAAAGCTATCGTGCTTTGGGTTACCATGAAACCTTCACCTCTGGTACTTGCCAGGGCAAAGAGTGGCCGGTCATTCAAATTTTGATCGACTCCCCTTTACTGCTTTACGCAAGTCACGAGACCGTGCTCACCGCTGTCACTCGAGCCAAAGTTGGTATTTTCTTGGTCGTCAACAACGTGCCTAACGTAGTGAACAAGTTCTACGGACACCCCGTCTTCAAGGCATTGCTCAGTAAGACTGTCAATGCTTATCCTTATGCAGACTTGGTGCGCCGCTATCATCTTGACCCCTGTGTCGACGTTGCCGCTATCAAGGCTATCCGTGATCGTCGTCGTTCTGACAAACCCGTCGCTGATCGTGGGAAGTCCATCGAACAACCCTACCTTTGCATGCCTGATCGTTTGGCTGGCTTTCACCCTTATCGTGGTGCTCCTTATGAGCCCGAGCCAGTCGATGTTTCTCCTGCTGACGTGCTCGAGGCTCCGGTCGGGTTGGCTTCCTTGGCTGTCCATGAAGTAGCATTAGAGGCGCTTCTCTTGGGTGATCCCATCGATCGCACTGGTCGTGAATTCCTCAATCTGGCTGGTCGGTCCAACATGTACGATGACGAAAAGTTCCCGTCTCTGGCTGCTCTGCTCTTCCCGCGTCACACTCGTGGTGATTCCGCTCTGGAGATAGCTACTTGGTTGAAACGCCTGCAGAAAAGTTCTTTTGATGCCAACGAGGCTGATTTCGTCGCTCGGAATTCCATCGGTGATCTTCTTTGGGCTGCGTTCTGCTCTGCTCTGAACCTGAAGGATTGCCCTCCTTTGGATCTCACAGACCTTGACGAGGTGCTTCGTGATCAAGCTCTGGTTCGAGTTGATGGCGCCAACGCTTCTCGCTTGGCCGCTCTCGATGATCGCTCTGACCCCTTGGTTCGTTTCAATGAGGTCTTCCACTTCATGAAGTCACAAGCTAAAGCGAAACTTGAGTGCCTGCACCTTCGTGAACCAAAGGCTGGTCAATCCCTCATGCAGACTTCAGAGGAGTGCATCGCTCTTTTTGGCCCCTGGTGGCGTTTGGCCCTGAAACAGCTCAAGCGTCAACTTCGCCCCGGCATTCTTCTTAATGCTGGAGTCAGTTTGCCTGAGTTGAACGAGTTTGTCGCTGAACATTGGCGTCCTGTGGCCGGCACTACTATCAACGATTATTCCGCCTTCGATAGCACTCAGATGGGTGAGTCCGTTCAGCTTGACATCCGCCTTCTCCGTTGGGCTGGAGCTCCAGAGGAGATACTTTCCCTTTACCTTTACTGGAAGCTTCACCTGGTGTCCAACAAAGCTGGTGTCATCGCTACTTGCCGTGCCACTGGTGAGTCCGGCACGTTCCTCGGCAACTCTTGCTACAGTATTGCCTGCTGTGCCCTCCTTTACGGTCCCCGCTCGCTTCATTCCGGTTGCTGGTTGTTCGGCGGCGACGACATGGCCTGTGATCGTCATCTTGACCCTGATCCTGGCGCTGCAGCCTTCTACGCTAAGCGCATCCGAACTGTCAGCAAGACTAGTCATCCTGACGTCGCTGATTTTTGTGGCTGGTTGTTGTATGAGCAGGGCATTGTTCGTGACCCCATCCTCATGTGGCTCAAGACAAAATACAAGCTTGCTCGTGGTGAACCCGTCACTCAGTTCCTCGGCTCTTATGCCATCGAGTTGAAGTTCTCCTACATCAACATTCCCCGCTTGACCGAGTCCTTGGACGACGTCTCCCGTGCTTGTCTTGGCAGCTTGGTCTCCCTTTGTCATTCTGAGCTTCCGGTTCTCTCTGCTTTGAGCTTCGATACCTCGAACAATTCCATTCAGCATTTGCGCGACCGTTTGGCGTATTGGCGTGATCATCAGTTCAAAGGCCGGAAGTCCACCATTGCCCAAGCCGAGAAAGCTTTGATTAAGATGGACAGAGGTTTCGGGACGGATGATTCTTACGTCTTTACAGATTT